AATGTGTTCACATAGGCTGGTGTCATTCGAACCCCCTCGCTGCTTTCCAAGCTGTCCATTCCGGCTCAACGTGCTCCGCAAAATAGCCGTGATTCAAAACCGATGACGGCACAAGATCGTGGAAGATGCAGCCAGAATCTGAGAACTGAAATAAATGAGATGGCACGTATTCCACAATCCACCGATTATCTTCCTTCCATGTCCAGTCTCGCTCGAATAACTCTTTAGCTCGTGCCCACCAAAAAGAACCCGCGAAAAAGAAGTCGCCCGGCTTTTTCTTGACCAAAGGAGTTTGCGACCGCATCACACCGCACGTCGAATGACTCGCCAGGGCATCCTCTACAGATGGCAGATCCATGTTGCCCGCCCACATGATTTCCGCCCACTTTTGCTCCACGGCATCGAGTGTTTTTGTCACGCCCTTTGTGTGAGCCCGAAAGATAATCGCGTTCGGGTCATTGGTCTGCAGCAGGCTCAGCATCTCAACGTGAGTCAGCGTCTCGGCCAGTTTGTTGTTATCGGCCCGCAGCCAGTGGTCTACACGAATGCCATCGAACAACGCCTGCACTTCTTCCATCGTCGCCGTGTTCTTGTCGACTCCCACGCCGATGACAATCCGACCGTTGAACTTGTCCTGATGCTTTCGAATCTGCTCAATGTGCCAGTGCCAATTCCACTCCTTGCCCTTCAGCGGATACAAATGAAACATCAGGCTTCGCGTCGGATTAACCAGCGGTCGGTATTCGTCTCGATACGCCGACCACTTCCCGAGCGGACACGATGACGAACGAGGCTTGACCTTCAGAGTCAGATTGCACCCGCAGCCGCCTTTGGTGTCGTCGCACCATCCATCGTTGTTCAGCGGACAACTAGCACAGATTGCAGATCGATGGGCTTGCTGTTCGTCTGTGGCTACGCGCATTCCGTCAGCGAGGAAATTGACAGCAGCATTCTTGAGGCTCACGACGCGATCAACGGCGCGGGATAATGCTGATTTCTGTTTGCAGGTTGTGCATGGCTTGCGGCATGATTTCGCAACAGCCTTGACTGGTTTTCGCTTAGGCCCCTTCGGTGCCCACTTCTCACCGCTCAGAATCGCATCAATTCGCGGCTTGTTCTCCCGGCAAATCATCTGCATTGTCGGCTTCACCGCGACGTTTCGCACGCTGCAAAATCCAGACAGTTCGCACTGACATTCACTCACGAGGAAAGTCCCTTTCGAGATTCTCAATCATCGCCTGCTCCCAGTGGTCGACAGAGGCTTCCCCAACCTCCTTGGCGATGATCCGAAAGACATGCACGCCGAACTGAGCAGCAACAGGAATCAGCAATACTAAAAGCAATCGTTTCATCAGCAGTTGCCTGCACTTTCCAAAATTGTCACATCGAAAATCTGATACGACCACGAATCGCAATTGGCATCGGCCAGATCGCTCACGGTCAACAGTGCAGGACAATCGCAGTCTGTTAAATCAACTGTCGCGACGCACCATGTTGGCGAAGTGCTATCAAATCGGTAATACAAGCACAGGTTACAGTTCGTGCATTCACACATCAGGCGGAAATCAATTCCCTCCGTCCGTGAGCCTCCCATCGGTATTGCTAACGTCCCATCGAATCGACCGGAATAGCCTGGAAACGGTCCCGGAGAAAACGGGAGGCAGGTGATTCCCGTTTCACTGATCATGCCGTAGGTCAGCGTCACGGAATGAATTGTCGACGGTGCATTTGCGGACGCAAAAAGCAGGGTTAACGTTTCGCCCATTGGTCGACCGCAAATACAGTCCCCGATCTCCTGAGCACAACTGCACTGCTTGCATCGAAATGTGAACGAAGACCCGTCGTAAAGCTCAACCGTGCCGCTCATGTCGGAGCAGCCAGTGACCGCGACCGGCTCACCTTCGTCGCCGTTGACGGTCGGCGTTACGATGCAGTTTCCATAGTCATCGCGCCCAAGTGCCAAACTGATCGTGAAATTGCCGATTGTTCCCGACCACACTGGTGGATCGCATTCGCTGTATGCAGTGTCGGTCAGTTCGCCGTAATAGGTGTCAATGAAATCGCCGTAGACCACTTCGCGGACATCGACGCACAATGCCCGGCACGAGCAACGACAATCACCGCAAAAGAAGTCTCGACAGCCCGTGTCAGGATCGACGATGAGTGCCAGTTCTCTTGGGTCGAATTTGGACCAGCGTAACGTGCCCTGCAGGTAGGCCGTCGACACATCAACGTCACCGGATGGATTGCGACAACTGGCCCCCTCGTAACACGTCGCACGGTACACTTCTTCGTCATCAAGCGTGACGATGTATTCGCATTCGTCGTAGGAGTTTCTTTGCCAGTACGACACGAACGAATGCCCGCCGACCGTGCCTGTCCATGATGATCCTGCGAAGGTTGCTGAGCCATAAGAGATGCCGTCTTCGTAGGTCTCCCATTCAAGGCACAGTTTGCAGGGTAGTGCGCCGCAGCATTGATCGGCCGGGGCAGTGTCGCATGTCTCGACCGTGAACTCAGCACATGGTTTGAGTGGTGTCGTCGATGCTTTGCGAAGATAGCGCGGAGGCATCAGTCGCACTCCGGCTGCGCACATAAATCATCGATGATCCATTTTGGCGTACACGCACCGTTTAGCGGGTACATGTAGGTGGCTCGACCTGTCGTTCCAACCAAGTCCTGCGGAGTCAATCCGTAAAGGTAATTGCAGATGTCGTACACATAATAATCGCCGCCGTACTCCGCCCCAGGTGGCGTGCCTGTGCAGCTTTGGTTGTAGTACGTTGCAGTGGCCACCAATGTCGTTTCAGAGACGTAATCGGTATCCGGGCAAAGAACATCAGTGATTGTGAACCAAATAGTGTGACCGCCGCCGGAACCGCCGCCGTGAAACTGCCACCGGCCTCGATGCGGCTGCTCGTTCATCATGCGGCGCGACACTTCGCGCACCGTCTTTGCAAGCTCTGCAACCGCTTCATCGCCAAGAGTGTTTTCACCCATGATTTCAAACTTCGTAAACGATGATGCGAACGTTGCAGGCAGCTGTATTTGCCTTCAAGTAGAGTGTTGCGTTTGGCTCAAGAAAAAACATTGCAGGAGAACTTGCTCCGCGCAAACGCATCCCGTAAACGCCAGTTGCAAAACCAACCTGCACGTAGTTCGTGGTGTCAAGGTTATAGACGATGCACAATCCCTCCGTGCCGATATCTCCGAACGTTGGCCCGGCTGTTTCTTCGGCTGTGCCGATGCTCAGCGTGTTGTCGTAAACGAGCGATCCCGTTTGTGTCAGTGATAGCTGCGGAGGCGTAAACTCATGCTTCATCGCACCCTTGGCGAGCCTGACTGACTGCATGATTTTGATTTCATTGGCCATGATTTTGCCTACGTGAACAAGACAGAAAACGGCTGAGTGTTGTACACAATGTCAGATCTCAAAACGTTATTTGTTGGCGATGGGCTTGCCAGTGCTCTGCCAGATCCATCCAACGGGACAGGAGCAGAAACTCTTTCCTGATCACCGGCGTTTACGATGTTGATTAGGTCGCCGCTGTAATCAAGTTCGCGAAATCCAGCGTCAAGCGTTTTCAAAATCCATCCGTTTCGCTGAAGATGGATCAATACTTCAAGCGTGTAAAAGTCAATGTTGTTTCGCTTTTGGGCAACACTGAGCGACACGCTCTGCACCTTGCCCGTGCCTACCGCATACGTGACTCCAAGAGCGTCAAACGTGTCAGAATTGACAGCGTCCTGATAATCTAGAACCCATGATGGGCAACCTGGCACATTGCGGCTGAGTGACAGAACACGCCGCGAATCATCCATCATTGGCGGCGGGTCGTATGGATCGCCAGCACTGTTGACAATCAGTTGATCGTCTTTATTGAATATCGCTGGCTTTTGAAATTGCTCTGTGTAGACGCGAATTTGCATCGGGTCTTGCGTAGGGTCTTGATTCATTTCCCGTTCGGAGCTGTACTCCGCCGTGATTGTCCAACCCTTCCACGGGTCTGTGCATGCGGGAGTTATGCTGATGCACCAAGCGTCACGAAATGCCTGCCCAATATATGGCGCGTCCGGATGTGAACCAACATCCCATGCGTCTTCAGACTGAGATGATGTTTCAAATCGGAACGCTCGCGTGTACGTTCGAACGCCACGCGAGTTTGTCGCTGTTCTGGCTCCAGCATCTTCTTCAATAAAGGTGACTGTCATCTTACTCAATGCCCAAAAATGACATAATGTTTTTTGTGGTGGACTTCGGCTTCAGCCCCTTGATCAATTCTTTGGTCTGCTTCTCAGTAGCCGCCACAACTGGATCTTTACCGCGTGTCATCATCGCCTGCACAATTGTTGAATAGGCTTCAGCTGATCCGCCAGCCATTGCTCCCGATAATTGCGGAGTCATAATCTTCTGTTTTTCGCGGTCAGTCCCGAGCCAGTTTGACAGCGTCCCGCCGATTGCACCCGCCTGAATTTTTGCACGGTCAATCATGCCCTCCGCTCCCATCTTCAGGGATTCAATTGTGCCCATAAGCGGCGAGTCTTTTAACTTGCCAAACATGGACGAAATGCCGGATGTGAATTTATCTTGGCTTTCTTGCTTTTGCTTTTGCTGATTGAGCTTTTCCAAATTAGCTTTTGCCACATCAAATTCTGATGATGCTTTGTTTCGCAGTTCGATCGCTTGGTCCGAAATTTTATTCGCCGCATGATACGCCGCTTTTATTGCTTCGTAATTTGCATCGGTGATTGGCGTTGCGTCCCATTGCTCAAATGCTGCACGTGTTTTTGCTAAGGCTTCTTCAGCCGCATTCAAAGTATCTTCGAACGTTTGCAACGCTGCATCTTGTGCTTGTTCGGCCGCCTTTACCGGGTCTGCATCTATCTGCGGTTTATTTTCATCTGCCGCACCTTTTAACTGGCCAAGCAATCCATCAAGCCGCCCCTGCGCTGCGCCCAAATTCTCTGGCTTTGCGTTCGGGCGTAGGTCGCTGATCTTCACGCTGGCAAATGGATTCAGCAGTTTAGACCAATTGATTTTTGCTACCTGATCAAGCATGTCGTTGAGCATTTCTGCCCAGTGCAGTTTTATTGTTTCCATTCCAACGTCAAACGATGCAACCATCAGCTCGCCAGCAAACTTCCATTTTGCGTCACCGAGCGAATTGAATGCTGCGAACAACTTCGTCACGGGACCAATCAAGTCTGTCACCTGCGTCGAAACTTCTGTGAACGCTGGAGCCAATCCGACAGCAACCTGATCGACCATCGCCCCGATCGACGCATACATTTTCTGAAGTGCGTCATCGGCTTCTGCGACTTGTGCAAGCGACTTGTCATCAAGCCCGATGCCGATGTCCTTCGCGTCCTGCATCAGTTTGGTAATGTCATCAAGACCGCCCGCAAACAGCCCCGTCATCTCAATACCGGACTTGCCGAAAATCTTGACGGCTGCCGCAGCTCGTCCCGCCGCCGTTGGAATTTTTCCAATGCCTGCTGCGACTTTTTCAAACTGTTGTTCCGGGGAAAGACGTTGCAGATCCGTCGCACTCAACCCGATATCTTTCAATGCGTCCGCGGCTTCTTTGCTTCCGCTTCCTGCCTTGCCAATCATGACCGTCAATTTTTTTATGCCACCAGTCAGAGTTTCCGCAGACACTCCGGATTGATCGGCTGCATATTCAAGCTGCTGGAGAAACGCTCCGCTAAGGCCAGTCTGTGCAGCTTTATCCGCGACACCGGCAAGAGTGCCAATTCGGCTTGTCAATCCCCAGACCGCAGCACCAACGCCAACAGCACCCGCCGCCATTGCCGTGAATTTTGCCTTAACGGGATTCAGTGCGGACATTGCAGACGTGGCAAAGGCTTTCAGGCCGCCTTGGCTCTTGCTGATGTTCTTATCAAACTTCTGCGTGTTGGCAGATAGGTTGACGACCAGATCACCAAGTCCCGCCATTACGTCGATCCTTTTACTTTCCGCAGTGCCTCAAAATCAACGTCTTCTTCGTCGGTGTTCTCATTGCATCTTAGGTAATCTCGCATCGACACGAACAACGCCTGCACGTCTTCCGGTGGCAACTTTGAAGCCGCTGTCGCAATGATCTGATTTGTTGCGCCGACTGCTGCTCTCATGTCCGCTCGCCGGTCGCCAAACGGATTCACCTGGTACATCGCAATTTGACACGCCCACTCATAAGGCGTGTGTTCTGCCTTAATGTTCCACCAATCAAATCGACCAACGGAACGGGCGAGGTCGGCAGCAAACCGCGCCTCCCCGTCCCTCATCAGTTTTTTACGATGGCTTCCGCTCTGGCTTTGTCAGGGTCATTAGTGATCTCAAAAATCTTTGCAACAATCTGCTGCTGAACGTCGCGACCAACATCAATTGCGGCCATCACTCGTTCACCAAATGCTTCAGACGATTCCTCATCAGTTGGCACAAAAACGGGGTCGCCGCCGTCCTCAAGCAATGAGCATCCGATCGCGTACCCAATAGATGAATCCTTTTCACTGAACGAGCGGGCCGTTTGTAACTGCTGCCCTGTCAACGCTCGCAAATGGATCTTCTCACCATTCACCAACGTCAGCGGATAAAACGCACGCTTTCGAATCCGGTCAACGACAGAAAGAGCCATCAAACGTCCTCGTCTTCAGTTTCAGCTTTGGCCGCCTGATACGCTTCCCAGTTCGGCCCCGGAATTGGTTTCAGGTCTTTGTCATAACCTTTGATCACACCAGCTCTGTACAACTCACGATCGGCACTGTTGTTGATGCCGAGGGAGTTCATCTTGTACTCGACTTGCTGCGCAGCAATTTGATCTGACGTCATTCCGACAGCAGCGGCACATTCGTCATCCGCTGGAGAGCATTGACCTGTCTTGCACATAAAGACGGCCTGATCTCCCTCAATGATCGTGCCAGCTTCAATATAGGCAATTGGCACCGTGTTTCCGTTTGTGTCCTTGCCGAACCGATACTTAATCGAATCCTGCAAATACGCGGCGGCATTCTTTGGATTGATGAACTGTTCAAGAACCAAGCGAGCTTTCATTAGCTAGGTGCTCCGGATGTCTGAATCGTGATTGAAGAACTCAGGCCATCTGCCGGAGCTGCTGTGGTATCAATGCCGAATCCGACACCGCTGTAGATTTCACTGAGCGGAGTCGCGTCGGCGTAGGTGATTTTGAAGTTCGTGTCGACTGGCGCGTAGCACTTAGTGATGAAAGCGGCATGCACAGTGTCATCTGGATCTCGGAAAATGTCTGCGTTGATCGTGGCGACTTGCACATAACCAGTCGCGGCATGGGCAATTGCGGCAGCCCCGTCGAGTACCTTGTACTCGTATGTCTCGGATTGAATGCCGGTGATGCTCACCTGCTTCAGTCCCGTAATTGCTGTATAAACCGCCGAGATTTCCATCAAAAGAGCGGTGCCCTTCGACTTCACTTTCGCTGCCATGTTAGTTTATCCTTTGGAGCTTTTTAGCTTCCTTTTCGAGTTGAAGAGCACCACGCCTGATCATTTCTGCTTTGACCTTGCCTTTGCTTTTTGCATAGGCAATTGTTGCAAGCCCTGGCTGCATCGCTGGCATTGCTCCACGATACATTTGCCGCCCGCCACGCTTCCGGCCTTTACCAGCTCCCGTCCATCGGCGGTCAGTTCCTGCGACCCACCAATGCACATTATTTCCGTCGATTCCAACGCCCGATTTTCGATTCCCTTTACGGTTCACTGGGTAGGTTTTGCCGCGTTTTTTTCCGACACCAAAACCGACTTTTGCCGTGATTCGTTTTTTGCCCTTTTTGAATTTACTCTTGACCGCGACTTTGCCCTGTTTTGCATCAGGGTCGAGGTCCGCTTTCATTTGCTTTCCGATGGCATTCAATCCACCTCGGATTGCGGATCGCATCACGGCTACCTTGCCGTTCTTTTTTAGTTCTTCTAACCTTTTGTCGAGAGCGTCAAGACCATCGATCGTAACCCCAGCCCCCAGCACCTGATTCATCGCCCGCGCTCGTATCGCGTTTAGACTCATCAGCTCGGCTCCACTTCCACCCTGAGCATGATTGCCGCAACGAAAATCCCGTGTTGCCTCAACAGTTCTTTATCCGCCGCCTGTCGCGGTTCAATATCACACTGCCAAACCTTGACCCTTCCATTGGTCGAGTCGTATTCGTTGACCCGCTGAAATATCTGTCGTGTCAGCAACTTCAATGGATCGATTTCGTCTGCCGTTCTGCCGGGAACTTTTGACCGCACGTAGATCCTTATTTCGTGCGATGTCCGGTCCTCGTCGTCAAGCGTTTCTTCGAGTTGCGTTTCCTCTTCATGGACCACGTCGACCCGTAGCCCGTTGACTTCCTCAAGATGGTCAACGACCATTTCGAGACGTTCTGCAACAACCTCAAGCGCGAATGTCGTCGAATCGTTGATGCGATCGACAATCGCCTGCGCAGCTTCTACGCTGGGTGCAATTGTTGCTGCCATCACTTGACCTGCTTCGTGTGAATCCGTGTCATCTGAGGACTGATCTGGCGAAAGACTTTGTCACCTGTTGGCGGGTGAACCTCGTGAGCAACACCACCGCAAATAATTCGATCGCCTTGCTTCGGCATTGTGTAAGGCAATGCCGTTGTCAGAGCGATAAAATCCACGGGCCTGACTTCCAAAATCATTCCGTTGCCAGCGTCAACCGGATACGGCTGGCCCGTTGATTTCCTCATGGTGATCGTTGTTGATGTGGTGCCACGGAGATAGACGCACGATGACCCTGCTTCAGTTAGCAGGTCGCTTGTCATGTCTCCGATAGCGTCGTCAAAGTCGCTCATTGATTACTCAAATCACAGTGCGTCAGGAACAAGTGCTGCCTGAGCTGCACCCAGTTTGGTCTGCCCGTTGACGATCCAGAATCCCGCTTTAGTGTACACGCATGTGTAAAGTGCTTCTGCGGTCAGTGCCAGTTCGTTTGTTGCACCAACAGTGACTTCATTCACCTTGTCGGCCGGAACTGCTGAAATGAGTTCACAGGCTGTTGTTCCGACTAAGATTCGCAGCACCTTGCCGACGTATCCGGCTGGAAGGCTAATTTGCTTGTCCGCACTGTCGCTTGTGACTGTCACGAAACTTGCTGAGGCCGGAATCAACCCCGTTGTCGCCCCGCCAGTCGTTGCCGTTACGGCTGCGTTGTTGCTTGATGGCAAGGCAGCATTCAGGATGACCGCACCGCGATCATCTCCGCTGGCTTCTGTTTCTGCAGCCACGCCCATGTAGACGCCGTTGCCGAGTTGATTTGCGGCACCCGTTCCGGCCGTTCCGCTGTCCGGATCTCCGGTAGCGTTCCAGTAAACCGCAAGACCTCGAACCCATGCGGCAGTTGTTTTGGGAACCTGAAAGATCCCGTCGATTGCCAGTGAGCCGAGATCGCTCGCTGCGATGTCGGTGATTGCTACACCGACAATTCCATTGAGAACGACAACGTCACCGCCAGTTACTGCGACAGATGGCGTGTAGTCGATTGCACAATCGTCTGAATATGTTTGAGCCGGAACTTGCGGCATCTTCGTGACCTCCAAAATTCGTGTTCAAAAATGGCCCGCCGGAACAACTCCGGCAGGCTCATATCGTCATCGTCACAGAGTGACTACGCTGCACCCTTGCTCATCACAGCATTCAAGTATCCGTCGCCAAGGTCAACGCCGAAGTCGTGATAACCTCGGAACTGAACGCCAAGCGTGTTGAAATCGGCGTCTGCTGACTCAACTGTTGGTGTCTGCTGGCCGTTTAAGAATGACACAACCATCGGGCTGCCCATTGACTTATCACCAAGCAAGTACCACGCCGTTGTGCTGTAGCCGCTGATTGATGAATCAGACAACTGCGGGGCACAGATCGGGTTATATTTGCCAGCGAAAGTGTTTACGTCAGAAACCTTGACGCTGCTGTTGTTGCGGCCAACGTACAGAGCATCAGCAATGGTTTCCAGTTCTGGCGGAACAAGCAAAAACTTGGCAGTGCCACCAACTCGCTTGGACCCGTCGGCAGATGGTGACGTTCGTGAACGCCACGCCTTCTGTCCAAGGCCAAGACCGACACCATCAGTCCCGAGGTTTGTCGTCGCACCACTGATGTAGTTGGTTCGGCCTGACGTGAAGATCGTCCCAAGGCTGCCCAAAAAGCCGGTCCAAAACAAATCGTTCAACGCTTGAGCCGATCCGCGTCCGAGCCGTGCACGAAGATCATCAAACGCTGACAGGTCATCATTGATGATGTCAGTTCGCGTGATTGAGTACATCTTCGCGTATGTGTCAGCAGAACGAGTGAACGACTCTTCGCCGGTCTTGCCGTGCTTGATTGTTCCGCCGGGCCCCAGTTTTTCGTAAGTCATGTCATCAAGCATTCGATAGCTTGTAACAGTCTTGAAATCGCTGACTGACTTGGTCTGTGCAATTTGCTGCCAGACCGTGTCTTCTTCCATGTAGCCCTGCAAGATTTCCTTGTTCGCTACATTGGACAGAATGCCGGGCAAGCTGACTGTTGAAAATGCCGCCTGAATCTGCTGAGGACTGCAAGCGTATTGCAGAACTTCGCGAATGTTACCAGCATTCACACGAGTGCCGGGAGCCAGATACATTCCGTTTGCAGCGGCTGCCATCATAAACATCTGCTGAAGACCGACGCCACGGCGGAACTGTGAGTGAGCCGCCTGCAGAATCTTGTCATCAAACTGCTTTTCCGTGTCCTTAATTCCGCGTGTCATGCAGACTGCGGCTTCAATGACCATCGGCAGATTTTCGGCAGATCCCTGAGACGCATTGAACGACGTTGGCCGTGTCCGTGCCTGAATCTGTTGCTTCTTCATTACCTCCAGTTCGACCTTTTCAATTGACCAGTCTTGGTCAATTGCTGTTGCAATGATCTCAGGATGGCCAGAAGCCTTCGCCTGAATCTCTGCGGACTTGCGAAACTGTGCAGCAATCATCTTGCGGCCTTCCGCCAGTGATGCTGTCAGGTCAAGCATTGCTCCGGCGGCGGCTGCTGGAGCTGCAACTGGTGCTGGGGCAGCGGCAACCGCCGGGGCTGCTGGTGCTGGATACATGGCCGCAAAGCTGGTCTGCAGGACAGCGACAGCTTCCGGAGTCAGACTTGAAGCATCAAGCCCCAAACTCTTCACATAATCTTCGAACGACATGGCTGCCGATCCTTTCAAAAACCGGCGAGCCGAAGCTGCCAGATTCACCGAAGTTGTCGAGTCCGCCCCCATTGGAAGAACCGACGTTTCACGAAGCACGGAACGCCGTGCGATCACGACCGGACCTGTGAAGGTCTGGCCATTTGCCGTTGCCGTTTGACCGGCTGCAACATCCTCTGATTCGATGACCATCGCACCGATCGACGCCTGCCATGTGTGACCGGCTGCGGCTTGTGCGAGGACTTGCTGTGATTTTGCTGATTGGCCAGTCACGACGCCTTCTAGGATTAACTGGCGGCCATCGTTGGCGATGTTGTCAGTGGCACCCAAAGTCGCTTCAACTGATTTTTCATGATCGATCAAGATTGGAATTGAGCCGGGAATCTCCAGCCCTGACAGGTCGACCACGACGGGATGAGGAAATCCGTCAACAGGCAGCAATCCGCCCGAATAGGCTTTGATGATGAACCGCTTCGGCTTGCCTTTGCCGTTGGCCTTCAGTCGCAGGAACGCCGTGATGTTTACTGGCTTCATACCGCAACCTCCTGAATGGCCGTAGGCTCAATACCGCCATCCAGTGCGTCAGCAATCAATGCCGAAATTCGATCGCTAGAAAGCCCAATGCTTGCGAGTGTTTGTTCTGCCATGACCTGAGTGACTGCACCATCCACAAGTTTTTGCAGCGTTTGCATGATACGTTTTTGATTATTTGTAAACGCTCTTTGTCCAAGTTGCGTGTATTCACCCTGCGGCCCAGCATCTGCTGCCAATCCAGGCTGCACGATATTTGGCAATGCAGCAAACGGAGCCAGCATTTCATCGATGCTTGTGACAGGAATCGCCGGAAACGCGGACCTAATCAACGCCCTTGCAGTTGCTGGAGGAATTGCCCGCGTTGCGACGCCTGTAATTATCTCAACAATTGATGTCACTTGTGCGCCGTTCATGGCCGTGTCTGCAACCGCCGTAGTCGCAGTGGTCAATGTGCTCGACGTTTGCGACGGTACGCTTTGACTTTCGGGGTCAAATGTTGTTGAAAACACTGCTTGTTTGTAGACCTGCACCGGAACGCCAAAATCTGAAGCAGCTCGCATTGCTTCAGTGTCCCAATCTTGGCCGCGTCGCGCGTGCTCAGACGTTGGCGTTGATAGCCCTGACTTCAATCTGATCGCTGCCGCATTTGCTGAATCAACTGCATCAAGTTCAGGGAGTGGCGGCCAATGCCATCGATGGTCAATCGCGTTGATTGACGGCAGCCCATCAAGCAGCCCCGGAACATAAATTGCCGATTCGAGGAACCACTGAAAAACGGGCTCAATGATTGACCACTCAATCCGGCTTTGTTCGCATTGAACTTCAGGCTCCCACACATTTTTCATGTCGCCTTTGAAGGAGCTGAAGTTTGCGTCTTTGCCAGTGCCTGCGGCCAGCGTGTACGGCATGTTTGTACAACGGCTAAAGCTCTGCAGGGCCTGACGTTGGAACATTTCGTACAGCGGCCCCGGCTGCTTCGGCTCGACTTGCCCGATCTCCCAACCGGCCGGAAGCGTCGTCAGCATGTTGCGAGTCAGCTCGATCTCAGCAAAGTCGGCTGGCGACGATGACGGATCGAGACTCGGTGAATTACTTTTCAGGTACATTGCAAAGTTTGCAGCAGTCTCAGCAGAGTACAGCGTTGCCAGTTCCTGCCGTCGCATGATTGGCAGCGTCTGGAGTGCCGGCGTTGCCCGTGGAATTCCGCGTGTTTGCCCCGGACGATCCGCCCGGAACAAATGCAGAACCTCTTTTGACGTGTACCATTCGCCCGACATTGTCGACAAAGGCACGTTTGAACCTGGATGATGGTCATACACGTAAACCATCAATTCATTTGTAGAGCGGTCAAATTTAATGCCGTCATCTTCAAACGCATCGTTGTACACGCCTGCGATCCACGGACTTGCGATCTGATCCGCCTCAAACAAACGCAGGTCTAGCGTCGGATTTGGGTACAGTTGCGGACGGTCTGCCCGCATCATGAACACCTCGCCGTCTCGCCAATACGCCTCGACCGCAGTGCGAAGCATGTCGGACAGATCCGCCTTGGCAGCCCACTGGCGAAACGCCTTTTCAACCCGTGCGTTCGCTTCCGAATTTGCGGTCAGCATCTGTAATCGTGGACCGTTGCCAACAATGTGATTGACGGCCGTTCGCAAGATTCCGGCATACCACGAGTTATTCTCGGCCTCATACCGCGAGCGAATCCGAACTACGCGACGAACAGCGGGCGAGATCGCAGCACGAGCGGAAAGACCGTCGGCGGCTGCCCAGTGCCTGCGATTGTCGGCGGTAGTTTGTGCGAGATCAAACTTTGCTTTGACCTCTATTGGCTTGTGCTTGCGGGTAAATGGCCACATGATTAGTGGCCCCCCGGAGCGACGATTTTGGAGAACATGCCGCGAACGGTTGCCCCCATGTCGGCAGTGGCGGCTTTCGCGGCCAGATGCTTTTCGTATTCCATCAACTCCGTGAGCGACCGACGTGAGACAGTCACACCATCATTACTGACGGTCTGAGCCTTCAACGCTTCGGCAGCGAGTTGATCGGAAATTTCTGACACTGTGAACCCCGTGAAACCTAGTTATGGTTTGACGTTGGTCAGTGTCGATCAGTTGCTAGACGTTGTCGATAGGCTGTGTGGCGCTAATGCCATTCACTCGCACGGACCTGAAAACGTTCCGCGCCCATAACCGCTGATAACTCTTTCGAGAGTTTTGTTCAGCTCGCCGCATTTCACGCACCGACGCTCTCGGATGATCATTCCCACAGTCTTCCTCGTGTGTGCGACGTTCGGCAATTCCCCGCCGCACTTGTCGCACTTCAGCCCGCTTCCCGGCAGCTTGAACTCACCCACGTCGCGCCCCTCCTGGTAGTGCGAACGCTCTGATCTCTTTTTTTGTTCCGCTATCGCCATTCAGCTTGCATCCTAAAACAGAGGCTCCCACGAGACACCCAACGAAGGTATCCCACCAGTCATTGTCACGCCCAACGTTCTGCGCCCAAATGATTGACTTGTTTCCGTCGATCGCTTTTTCCTTGGGAGTTTCTGCAGTGAAATGCTCGGCAAGCAATCGGTTTGACCGCTCCTCAGTGCCGGGCAAAACGATTGCCGATGGAGCACCAACTGCCGTCAACAGTCGCCGACTGGCGAAACTCTTCATGAGATTCGCGTCGAACTGAATGTGCGTTGGTGTATCCGATCGGCGTTCGACCCATCCAGTGCCCGATTTGTCCCGAACCGGATCGCCCCATAAATGTATGGGCTTTCGACCGGCAGCGATGGCAAACCCCTTTGACGGCCGCATCCGTGAGCGTTCTTTGCTCGACTGAATCTGCGAACGAATCAGCGGCATCTGACCGCCGTCCGACCAGTCCTTGAGCATAATGTCGAGATCCGGGAAGTCCGCGAACAACTCAGCCTCGAACTGATTGTGCGCGTGAACGAACGCCTCTTCCCATGACTTGCCCGGAAGCTCCTGCCCAATCGTCCGAACCAGATCCGACTTGTAAAAGATCGGTCTGCCCTGATCTGGCCACGCCCTGTAATCAACGACAGCTCCGCTAAAATCCGAATTTACCGACAGCACCATTCCCCACAGAACCTGATCCGAGGAGTCGATGAACGCCGTCAGATAGCTCGATTCCGCTGGCATCGTGCCCCGCGGGACATGAGAAAGCCGATTCATCAGCGTTTGCGAATCCAATTTCAGCCCGCTCGTATTGACCGGCGCGTCGCCTTCCTGCTGGATCTCCTTCCGGAAAAACTCCGGATCAAGTGCCCTGATGGTCATCAACGATTGCAGGGCAGAGATTTCGTCGGGAAGTTTATCATGTTCCCAAGCAATGACTCCGCCCTGATCCATCGTGGATCTATTGACCGCGTAAAAGTCCTGAGCGAGTTTCTTCCCTTCGTCCGGTGTTGCTCCCTGCCCCAGCTTCGCGGCGTAGGAGTCCCACAGGTCCATTCTGTCCGGCATTCGCAAGACGGACGGATAAACCTTCCCGTGCCAGTCCTTGTGACGCTCTCGATTCAAAAAACGAATCGTCAGGTCATCCGGTTCGCGAACAGTGCAAACCATGATCTGAGCCATCTTCTGACCGAGGCCAGCCAGCCCGCCGAAGGTCTTTGTGATTCGATCCTCAAGCTGCTCGGTCTGCGATGGAGACAGTGCTGTCTGTGGCGTCTGAACGTCATCAAATGCGAGCAGGTCAGGTCGTATCGTGACGCCAAACCGATCAACGTATGACAGCCCAGACACGTCTGTCGAGTTCACCGAATACGGGGCAATGTGACACTGGCAGGATGGCGCGTCGTGAATGTCGGCAAACACGATTCGGCCGCGTTCATCTTTGTGGCTCAGCGTTAGCGGTCTGCCGTTTAGTCTGAACTGGCGTTTCGGCTGTCGCAACTTCAGCAGCAGCGGAGTCAACTCAGGATAGTCGTCAAGCAGTGTCGGCGATGATGCCAACAGGCTGAAGAAGTTTTCTCGATGCTCGTTCGCCTTGTCGTCTGTGGCTCCGATCAAAACCGGGAATTTCCGATGTCCGTTGACCGCTGCCCAGATCGTCGCAACACGGGCACAGGTTGATTTCAGCCCGCCGCGACGAACCGCGTGAGCCTCTTTCCCGCCTGAGAAAATAACCTCTTGAAAGCGATCCATCATTGCCCGCTGGTAAGGAGCCCACGGAAGGTAAAAGGTCGGCTTGAAGTATGTTTCGGCGAACAGCAGGTTATCCGCTGAACATCGTTCGCGGCGTTGCGGATTTGCGATCTCTGGCAGCGGCCCGATTTCTTGGGACGCTGCCGTCTTTGCGTTGATGATTTCGGCGTTACGTGCTGAGCGAGCTGCGGCATAGTCCGCCCCGGAACCGGATTGACCACCGCCAGCAATCTGCCGAATAACGTTATCAATCTGATCCGCTGGAATCCGAGACCAGAACTCTTCCATCTCGGAATCGCTCAGCGATAGCAAGTGCTCGATTTCGTCGCTCGTCAGTTCGATTGTCAACATTCACTCCGACATTGACCACGGTTTGTGATTGCTGCTTTGGATTGCTTCGCCGAATCGCTTCCAGTTCGTCCCGCTGATTCATTGCCGCCATCGCTCGCAGTGCATTCCCGGCGGCGATAGCGTTTTTGTCCGCCGTCGCTTCGCAATCAAAAACACCATCCTTCGTTGCGATCTGCACCGTTGTTTTTTCAACGACATTCGCCAGCCGCCTGACGAGTTTCTTGGCGATTGTTTGAGTTATCGGAAATCGCTTTTCGACTGCCGTAACGATTAACTTGGCATCTGATTTCACCTGCTCATCAGACTGCAAAAGCGCAGTCCCACCATCCCGCATCTTGGCGGCTTCCGTGCCATGCTTGCGGGCATCACTTCTTTTTCGCTTTTGAGCCCTGCTCGGCATTCTTTGGCCCCGGCAAACAAAACTATCTGTTACATCGTGGGCGGCGTGTGTGGTATCCCGGCTACAACGCCCGGAAGGACCCGCCGCGTTTTTTACGCATCGACCGCCGCAGCATACGCCTCTTCACCAGTCTGCGTATCACTGTCAATGATAATCTTGAGATCCTTTTGACGGACTGGAACCGCATCGGTTTGTCCTGACTCGGTCACAAGGAACGTGCCCCAGTACACGCCAGCAGCATCAACACCGCCTGCACTAAAGTCGTAGTTCACCGTCCCGCTTGCTGCGGTTACTACTGTCACTCCAGTTCCTGTTGCAGTGATCTTGGTTGTCCCGTCCGCAGCATTGACCATCTTGAACGTAACAGTCAGGCCCGTCAGGTTGATGGCCGCTAATGTCCCAGTCGAGTCAGGCTGCTGTAAGGTGACCGGCAACACCGTTCGCAGATCACCGACCCGTCTTCTGTGTATCTGTGCTGTCATCGGCTTGAACCCTCAATAGTCAATCGTTGCTGTGATGTCCCAACCGTTGCAATACGTTCCATTGACGTGCCTTCAATGCTCAATCGCTGGCGTGATGTGCCGACCAAGGACAGGCGAGTGGTGACGATTGCCGCATTTGTTTCCGTACCAGCCCCAGCCAGCCCCCACGTCCGAAACGCGAAGCTCTGAAACGCAAACCCCCGTTGTGCAAATCTTCCCGTGCTCATGTCTTAGTCAGCGTTGGAGCTGTCCTTGTTCCAGTGGATGTCTGACCGGCCATATCCACCGTGAACGTGCTTCCGAAGACCGTGATTGCGTAAGTCTCACTGGCCGTCTGCGGATCGGCACACGCCCCGGCTAGAACAGCCAAGAGGTACCCCGATGCGTTTTCGATGTTGGCAATCTCCGTACTACCACTCAGCCCGTCCGGTTGCACATCGTGGATATCGGCAGCAATGTGACCTGCCCCAGTGACCTTTACCTCTCTGCCATTTGTGCCATCGCTGATAATCAGCAGCTCACCAAATGAGTCTGCTGTGAATGTTTCTGTGGTGAGTGTATTCCAGATTGCCAAACGACTAGCGGAGTCCAGTTCCGCGTTTACTTTGTCGCGTGCTTGAAACGTCGCAGTCGTCAGAGTCAGCGTCACAAACCACCTTGCAACGGGCACGGCTCCAACAAACGCGATCAATTCATACTCGCCCGC